AGAGTTGATGAAGAACCAAGCTGATCTACAGCAAGCTATTGACGACAAGAACACAAGCGTTCTTGATGGCTTGATGAGCAAGATTACTGCCCTGAGAGACCAGATTGACTCAATGAAAGACCTCACTATCGGCAACCCATTTGCTGATGCTGCTAGAGGTGCTCAGGTGTTGGCAGATGCTCTCAAATCAGGTTCACTCACAAGCCCAATGTTCGGAACTCAGACATGGAGTTCTGGAGCTTCAACCATTGGCGATTATTACTCATCACTCGGACTCGGTGGTTCTTTGCCGGGGGCTGGTGGAACTCAGAAGGTAGAAGTAACCGTCTCAGTAGATGAAGGTCTTACCGCAGTCGTTCAACAAAAGATTGTTGATAACACCGGCTCGGGAATGCCATCTTCTTATGACCGCAACAAGTTAACGGCGTGGTAATGGCTACCCCTTATCCGGTCACCATAAGCGTTCTAATTGACTTAGGTTCATCTCCTACATTCCCGGTCGCAGGGACGCCGTTCACCCTTAATAACGCAACCTACGGGCGTTTAGACTATAACTTCCTGTCCTCTGGTACTTCCAACATCGTTGATGTCTCAGAGCAAGTAGTCAAGATTCAGATTGGTGGCGGTTACAACCTCTTTCAAGACCAGTTCGAGCCAAATCAGGGAACAGTCAGAATCTATGATCCAGATGGCTGGTGGAATCCACAGAACACCGCATCTCCTTACTATGGCTTCCTTCAAGTCAATAAGAAGATTCGTATTGCTGGCATTTATAACGGCACGACCTACAACCAGTTCTCGGGTTACATCAACGCCTACAATTACTCATTCCCTACAGACATGTCATTCGGTTACGTTGACCTTAAAGTCTGTGATGCCTTCCGTCTCTTTAATCTTGCAAACATCACCACCATCACAGGCGGTACTGCTGGTCAAACGACTGGTCAACGCATCAACACTATTTTGGACAACGTCAACTTCCCTACAGCCCTTCGTCAGATTGACACCGGCGATTACACCTGCATAGCAGACCCGGGAACTCAGCGCACCGTTCTCTCAGCTCTAAAGAACGTTGAAGCATCCGAACAAGGCGCTTTATTCTGTGATGCTGACGGTAACGTGGTTTTCAAGTCTCGTTCTAACGTGGTGAAGACCGGCGGTTCAGCGCCTATTACCTACTTCTCCAATGACGGTTCTGCCATCACTTACTCAGGCGTTACCTTCGCTCATGACGACAAACTGATCGTGAACCAAGCCACCATGACCATTGTGGGCGGTACACCTCAAACCTATTCAGACTCAGCATCCGTGGCTCAATACTTCCCACACTCGGTCAACCTTACAAACCTTGTAGCTGCCTCAAACGCTGCAGCACTCGACATCGCCCGTGTCTACGTTCAGACCCGTAAAGATACCACCATCCGTATTGACAGCCTTTCCCAAGACTTGACAACACCCAACTATTCTGCCGGTATTCTGGCAGCGCTGACGATGGACTACTTCTCTACCGTCAACATTAAGAACGTTCAATCTAACGGGTCAACGATTACCAAGACCCTACAGATTATGGGGTCAAACTACACAATCACACCTAATTCGTATGACATCACTTTCACGACATCCGAAAGCATCGTAGACGGATTCGTGCTTGACTCAACAACTCAGGGTATACTTAGTACCTCTATTCTCAACTAGGAGCAGAACATGGCAGTAGGATTTCCAACAAAGGCGAACTGGGCAGCTGGTGACGTCTTAACCGCAGCGCAGATGGATGATCTCGCAGGTACAGTTAACACCCTTGCCTACGTGCCATCTCGTAACCCTGTTCTGAATTCCAACTTCTCGGTCTGGCAACGTGGTATTTCTATTTCAGTAGCTGCTTCAACTACAAACCAATACGTTTCAGATAGATGGTCAGTTTTAACAAATGCGAACCAAGCATGCACCATCAGCCGTCAAGCAACAGGCGACACTACAAATCTTCCTAACATTCAATACTGCTTACGTTACCAACGTAACTCAGGGCAAACTGGTACTGCTGCTTTATACCTAGCGCATTCAATGGAAACTGTTAACTCGATTCCTTTTGCTGGTAAAAACATCACTATTTCATTCTATGCAAGAGCAGGTGTTAACTATTCAGCATCAGGAAGTGCTTTATTGTGTACCGTTGCAACTGGTACTGGTACAGATCAGAATCTTTTGACTGGTTATACAGGTGTCGCAGCAGTTGGCGGAATGGCTGACGTTTCTAAAACCCTCACAACAACATGGCAACGATTTACTATTTCAAGTTCTTCTCCAGTTGCAGCAACAGCGACAGAGTTAGGCTTTTATTTCAATTTTGCACCAACAGGTACAGCCGGAGCGAACGACTACTTTGAGATCACCGGCGTTCAACTCGAACTCGGTTCTACCGCTTCCACGTATTACCCTAACGGCAATACTTATCAGGCTGAATTAGCTGCATGCCGTAGATACTTGCCAGCATTTTATGTTTCTTCATTGGTTGGTTATTCTTATGCTGCTAACTCAGCAATTTACACTTTGCAATTTGATACTCCTGCAAGAGTTGCTCCAACCGGGATAACTTTATCTGGTACTTTTAACGCATACGCATTAAACACATCTTATTCAGTTACTCCATTATTTAATGAAGCAAGCGTCAATCAAGGTTCTCTTAACGTGAACAGCGGTTTAACAATCACTGCTGGACAAGGTTCAAGAATTGCCGGAGGCGGTTTAGTTCTATTTACAGGATGCGAGTTGTAATTATGGAAAACTATCAAAACACAAATGGCGAAGATTGCGTCATGATAACAAATGAAGATGGCACAATCTGGTCTGGTCTTAAATCTGCGTGGGATGAACTGAATGCCGATTCAGAAGGTAATAAGTAGCGCTGTTTCGCATTTGGGCTACCAAGAGGGTGCGAACAACGATAACAAATTTGCTGCGATAGCAGGACACGCTAACCACCAACCGTGGTGTGCGACCTTTATCAACGCTATTTTCAAGGAAGGTGGCGAACACGCTGCCATTCCTCATAGCGCTTCCTGTGAGTTCATTGAAGCATGGGGTGTTAAGGGCAACCGCACACGCACAAAGGTAACTGCTAAACGCGGTGATCTCATTCTCATGGACTTTACGAAGTCCGGCAAAAGCCAGCACATCGGTATTGCCATCCATGATTTTGACCCAAAGACCAACACCATCCAGACCATCGAAGGTAATACCGGCGAGAAATCTCAGGCTAACGGTGATGGGGTTTACAAGAAGAAGCGCCAACTAGAGTTCATAAGGGCTGTTATTCGACCAAACTGGAGTGATGCAAATGAAGCCAAATAACATCCTAGAAGCTATTAACTCATACGGGCGCGCTGCGCTTGTTGCCGTACTTACCTTGTACGTTGCAGCGCCAAACGCAACACCTATGGATCTGTTAAAGGCTGCGCTCGTTGCTACTGCAGCTCCACTTCTTCGTGCTATTAACGTAGACGATAAAGCATTCGGATTAGGGGCTAAGAAGAATGACACAGTCTGATTTCTTAGTTTTCTACGTAGCCACACTAGGTTCATTCGTCACTATTGCCGGCTTCTTTATTAAGTACCTCATTGGTCAAATTAAGCGCCTTGAATCGCGTGTTGATGACATTTATGATCTTCTCCTGGAGAGACAATAATCTCATGGCACGTAAGAAGACGGCTGAACTAGAGGACTACACTCCCCTAGAAATTCACGCCATGCAGATTAACGAGTATTACAAAGCTCTGCGTAAAGCCGGGTTTTCTGTAGATAATGCTCTTTACATCTGCTCGGAGCGCAATTCACTTCCTGACTGGATGATGCCCGAGCCGTCTGAGATACCACATCATTACGAAGATGATGAGGATGAGGATTAGGGGCAACTCATTAAAAAAATCATCATAGTTCCAGACTTACAAGTTCCGTACCATGATGCAAGAGCAGTTAAGAACCTAGCAAAATTCATTCAGAAACAGAAGTTTGACCAAGTCATAACCTGTGGTGATGAAATTGACCTTCCACAAATTTCGCGTTGGAGTGAGAATACGCCCGGCTGGTATGAGCAGACTTTGGCTGCTGATCGTGACATGACCGTAGACATCCTCTACGACCTACAGGTCACCGATACCATTCGCTCGAATCATACGGACCGTTTATACAACGTCATCATGAAGAAAATTCCGGCATTCCTATCATTGCCAGAGCTTCGCTTTGAGAAGTTCATGAAGTTCGATGAACTGGGCATCAAACACCACAAAGTGCCACTAGAAATTGCTAAGGACTGGATAGTCATTCACGGCGACACGGGGTCAGTAAAGCCTACACCGGGTCTATCCGGGCTTGAGAACGCCCGTAAGGCTGGAAAGAACGTTATCCAAGGTCATACGCACAGAGCGGGGGTCTCTGCCTTCACAGAGGCTTCTGGGGGCGTTTTAGGGCGTACTGTGCGTGGCTATGAGGTGGGTCACCTCATGGATTACAAGAAAGTCAGCTATACCGCGAATCCGAACTGGCAACAGGCTTTCTTGACAGTCTACGTGGACAAGAATAAGGTCAGCCCCGTTCTGACGTATTTCGAGAAGGATGGTTCATTCATTTACGAGGGAAAATGCTATGGATGATTTTCCTGAAATTATCAGGACAATAGACGACCATATTGACGAATTTGAGTCGTTACCACTAAAGAAGCCTTGCCGACACTCACCGGCAGGGCTTTTTTGATACAATTCTGCTAACACCCCCAGTCATTTCGATGGCTGGCTGCGAGACCCCGTTTCGGCGGGGTTTTCTGCTTTTTTATAACAAAATCGTTATACAAAAATTCTCAAATGAGGTGGAAAATGTCTCCCTACCGTGTCATAGTTTAACTGTGAACGGGAAATACCCGGGAGCTGAAGGGCTACAAAATGAGAACTCTCGAACTGATTCTCTGGGGTAACTTGATCTGGTGGGCAGTCCTCTGCATTTACTGGTTCGGTCAGTCTGTAGGAGAAGAAAAGGGCTACTGGAAAGGAAGGAGAGCCGGCTATGAACTCGGATGGAACGACCGTAAGAGCAACAGCGTTACTCGATGAAACTAGTGAAATCATCCGTGAGAGAGGATTGGTCTACGGGTCGCCGTCTATCAACCACTTACGAATTGCAAAGCTCTGGAGTGTCTATCTCGAACGAGCCATTGAGCCTGAGCAAGTTGCAGTCTGTATGGCATTGGTCAAAATCGCGAGACTCGTTGAGACTGGAGACCATCTGGATTCATACAAGGATGCAGCCGCTTATCTCGCCATCGCAGCTGAGATTTCCTATGTCGACTGGGATGACCTTGACGCTTATTAAAAACCACAATGGAAAAATCTGGTGCGACTATTGCAAAACCAGATGGGGTGCGACATCACTTAAAGGTCAAACCCCTGCGATCTGGACTGTGGTATCTGAAACACCTAAAGCACGTGGCACGAAACGCCACTACTGCCGGGAATGCGCCAACATGGTTCAGCATTGGGCATGCGATTGCCTTACCCCGGAAACTTGCGGAAACCATTGGTCAATCGGTGACCAAATCCGCTACGCAAAAGCACAAGAGGAGTTAGAGCTAAATGTTTGACGATCTAGATGTTTTTGACATAGACCTTATTTATGATGCTGTTAAATCTAAACACGAACAACAAATGCACCACGAATGCTCATTAGAGAATCCATGTTTACTGCTGAAATTGGTTCAGCGCATTAAGAGAGAGTATGACAACCTTTATGTTTAATTTACAAGATTACGAGACAGTCGAGACACGTCTAGCGAAGTTCATTGCAGACTATCCTGATTTCCGTATTGACACAGAATTGGAGAGTTTTGCAAATGATAGATTTATTGTTAAAGCATACATCTACCGTACTTATGCGGATGGTGTTGCGTTCTCGACAGGGCTCGCTGAAGAAAAGATTACTGATCGCGGTGTTAACTCGACTTCTGCTCTGGAGAACTGTGAGACTTCAGCGATTGGTAGAGCGCTCGCTAATGCAGGTTACGCTGCTAAAGGCAAACGACCAAGCCGAGAAGAAATGGGCAAAGTCAACCGTGTATCCACAACTCCCGTAAAGGAGTCACCTAAAAGTGCCCCAGTTTCATCGGGAAGCATCACACAGGCAGAGATTATTACTGACGAGTCTGACCCGTGGTACACCGGGGTCTTAGGTAATAAGACACAAGAACCAAAAGAGATGAGCGCACAAGAGCTATTAGCCCAATCCCTCGGAGCTAAGCCAGTTGGCGAAATCTGTTCACACGGCAACATGCGACTACTAGAGGGAACAAGCAAGGCAGGCAAGCCGTATCACGGTTTCGTATGCCCTGCTCCAAAAGACCAACAATGTTCACCCATCTGGTATCGCGTAGCTCCTGATGGAAAGTGGATGAGACCTGTATTAGGAGATGAGTAATGACTGCAGAAGAATTACGTCAAGATTTATTCAACAAGATTCGCACTCAATACTTTAATTGTGTTCAGCGTGAATCTTTTGAGGAAGCAGCTTGTTACAACCACGCTGCTCTAATAGTCCTCGGCGGTAGTCTTATAGGAGATAACTGATGGGATTCATACAAATCGGCAACCATACTTTTGGTGATCCAGAAGAAGGTTCTACAAAGGCGTTAGATAAAGAAGTTTACACCCTCTTCACTTGTTCACTATGCAATAAGCCAGCAGACATCAACGGTTCAAGCATCAGCGCCGGGCGTTGGGTCTGTGAAGCCTGTCATGCGGTGGACTAATGCCAATTTACGAATTCAAGTGCGCTTATTGTGGCATCACACGGGAGTCAACGTTTACATACGATGAAGACATCGTTGCTCCCATTTGCTGTAATCAGTCTATGGCTCGTTACTGGGGTTCATCAGTAGCCATCTCATTCAAGGGAAGTGGGTTCTATTCCAATGACAAGGGCAGAAAGTAGGAAACACCGTGGATATAAGACTGTCAGGAATGTCGTGTTATTCCTTCAAAGATGGTTCATACACGCCACCGCAGTTGGTGCGGGTATTCAGGGTTCTGACGTGCTCCATGTACCTTTCGACGTCGAAGTCAAAGCGCGAGATAGGGTTAGCTTGCCCGAAGTTCTCCGTCAGCTTAAAGCTCGCGATAAAGGCTTACCCGGACTTATAGTTCTAAGAATGAACGGACAAGGCGACGATGCTTCACAGTATCTTGCCATAATGAAGTTAGGAGACCTTATGGAAGCCATTTCACGGTGCAAGTGTGGTTCATGGAAGGCATCAGACATCGAATGCCAGGTGTGCAAGAAGTTGGATGAAAAATAATGGGCTTAAATAACATTACAGGAAATGTCTATTCTGATGAATGGTACACAGATCTAAACACGGTTCAGAAAGCTGTTGGATTGCTTAATCCTCACAAACAGGCGACTATTTGCTGTCCATTTGACAGTGAAAAAAGCAGATTCGTAATCTGGCTTAAACAGATGGGTTTCAACGTGCTCTACGGCATGAATGATTGGTTAGAAGCTGATTATGAGTACGACTATCTAATTACTAATCCACCATTTAGCATTAAAGACAAAGTAATTGAAAAAGTGCTCATTAGTGGTAAACCTTCGGTGCTAATCCTTCCTTTGGACTCATTGGGTGGTGTTAAGCGCCGAAACTTGTTCAAGACCTACGGTTTCCCAATCGTGTATGTTCCAGAACGTAGAGTTCAATACTTTGACGAAAACTGGAATCTACGCAAAGGAGCTTCCTTTCATACCGTAATTCTTAAATTCAATGAAATAGAACTTGATCAGAATGCAATCATCTGGGAATAACGACACGCCGTCTGACCTGCACTTTTACGAAAGGATTTGACATGTCTGGTACGCTTAGCATTAGCAAGGCGCTCCTGCAAGCGCCACCGCGAGCCCGTAAGGGCAAGCTCGCGGGGTTGCTCGCTATTGGGACAGCTCTATACCTGTTGGTATCGCCCTTGAAAACGGTTGATTCCGCTATCGCTACATCACCCAAGTTAAAGACTATTGACTACCAGATTTACAGTCTGAAGAAGTTAAGAGATCTCAAAGAATTCAACTGCTTATTAAAGCTCTACTCTAAAGAGAGTAATTGGAATCCAAAGGCTGTTAACGGCAGCCACTATGGAATACCACAAGGTAATAGCAAGTGGTTAAAAGGACAAGACCCATTCATCCAGATAGACTGGGGTATTAAATACATCAACAATCGCTATGGCTCTACGTGCATAGCGTATAAGCATTGGAGTAGGTATGGCTGGCACTAATAAGAAATACTTACATACTCAGCGATGGAAGGATGTGCGCAAGGCTGTGCTTGCGCGTGACCAGCGTACGTGTGCCTATTGTGGTGATGAGAATGCTAATACTGTAGACCACGTCATCAGTTTGGCTGACGGTGGTGACCCATACAATATGGAAGGGCTGGTTGCTTGTTGCTTGCGATGCAATAGTGCTAAGGGACGCAAGCCTGTAGGGGTTTTTTTGTCGAAACAGTTTACCCCCCCTGTCTTTGTC